ATTGCGCTCGGACTGAACGATATCAACATTACGGTCTACCATGCTATTAGTTGCTTGTTGCTTTAGCCCGTTCGGCGTTCGTCATCTTGTCCCAGCGACCAAGACATCCGTTACAACAGAACCCATACTCTTCGCCAGCAAACGAACGCTTCTTGACAGAAGCATCAATCGGCTTTCCAAGAATCGGGCACATGTCGTGGTTGTCACGCTTAGGTGCGCAAGAATTGAAAGCTAGTGCGCAAAAAATGAGCAGCGACTTTCTCATCGGACGATGGTTCGGGTCGGGTAGCTGCGAACATCGTTAAAGTTTGCTCCTGCGCCACCTTCAGCAACGGCAACAATATCGACATCAATCTTGCCAGCTGTAATGTTGCTTGACGGCGCAAACACAGTATCAAAAGGGCCTGCTCTTGAAAATTCTTCAAGGTAGAAATAAGAGTATGTTCCACCTTGATACTTTACATCTCCAGTTCCATTGACTGTGAGATACGGATCGTTAGTGATTGGGCTGATTGCAAAAGTAATCTTTTTTCCAGCAGAAAAATTATTTACTCCAAGACCAGACAGTTGAATATAACCCGTTGCCCCAAGAACAGGTTGAAGATCGTGCGCAGTTCGAGCAAATGCAGCACCCAAAGTAGAAAGAATAGGCCCCTCAATTTCACTTTGAATGGAAAACCACTCTTCCCTAAGGCTCATCTTAACATATGTAAAGGCTGGAGTATCAAAAGATTCCCGAACTGTTACGCAGCAAAACAGTTGATGGCCCCTGCCGTATTCTTTGTGGTCGATAGCCTTAAACAGATCTCCCTGCTTTACGCCAGCAATAACACGGCTGGAAGCAGCAATGTCTAGGTTGTTCGCCAGCTTAAGTCGAGTATCAAGGATCATGTGTGTCTCCTAAAGTGGCCCAGCCGAAGCCGGGCCTGTGGTCACTGGACGGTAAAGCCCTTGGTGTAGGTGTGTTCAACCATGTTGACTTCAGTAACGATGTCAACAGTCCATGAGCCACCAGTAAGAGTTGTCGCACTAAATGGGACAAACCTTGCCATGAAATACTTCTTGGTGTTGTTTGGAAGATTACCAAGAGTAACTTTAGACAGTGGCGGGATTGGAAGGTAAATTACAGTTCCAGCAGCAGGTTCGCTTCCGGCAGACGAAAGCTGAAACTGGCTCAAAACTACCATGTTTAGAGCGGAATCATTGTCTGCATAGCCAATCAGAATATTGGCTCCGCCAGCATCTTGAGCGTATGCGGAATCAAACCTGACGCGAACGTAAAGAGTGGTTCCGGTCCCAATATCTCGAAGAGTGTCGAGATCAATTGCGCTGGTAGTCTTTGCAGCAGTGCTGGCAAGAGATTGCCCGTTAGCAAGCCTGAGTAGTTGATCTGGGATCATGTTAGCTCCTTGTAGGAGCTGGGGCCGAAGCCCCAGCTATCACAGAATGGTAAACCCGTTAGGGTAATGCTTCCGACTATCGCTGGAGTTGTAAACAACATCAGCAATAAACGTCCCAGCATTAAGCGTCGTTGATGGGTTGTAGTAAATCGCAAAATAGCGATAGAACGGCCCGCCTTGGAATGCAGGAGACGGACAAATCGTTACACCAGTACCGGCAGCAAGGCGATCAATTGGCAACGTCAAAGTTCCAAGATGCTCTGCATACCAAGTAACCGTAACGGTCCCTGCTGAGACAACGCCGCTCGGCCACGTTGCAACAGCTCCGTTAGGAGTTTCAGACAACTGAAACGTATTAGCGGTTACGTTAATGACGTAGTGCCAAGCAGCAGTAACCAGCGTTGAGCCGATAGCCGCGCCGAGCGTCACCCGCGTGCCGTTCTGAAGTCCATGGCCTGCCTTAGTAAAAAGGTAGCCATTCGTGGTTCCGGCAAAAACTCCGGCGACTGCCTCCGAAGACGAAGGATACGCAACCAAAGTTACCGTTCCGCTAAGTGCTGCCGTGCTGAACGGGAACGAATACAACTCAATGTTAACAGTCGCATTAGGAGTTGCAGCGGTTCCAGCCGATTGAATTGTAGCGATGTGAACTTCAAGGTCTTCACCGTCGCTCAAATTAAACCTGTCAGCAAGGTCAACAACATTGCTCGACCAAGCAGCAGCAGTGACACCTTGCGGAGTCCAGGTAAGACCACCATCAGAGGTGGCCCCGCTAAGGCGAAGATTATTATCAGTAATCATGTGGAGTCACCTCAGATTGCCGTTTCGGTGTTGGTGATCGCATCGCACTTGCGAATCGGGATGCCGAGGAACGACAGGTAGCTCTGCGCCGTGCCAAACTCGGTAAGGCCCTTTTCAATGCCCATCACGCCCAGCGACTTTTCCATTGCCATGCGCGACAACGCGCTGTGAACCGTGCGGTTCATGTAGAACGCACAACGACCCATCGCTGGGTTCGGGATGCGATAAACGGCGCGAGCCATCATGTGGATGATGTTCGTCGCAAACTTGCCAAGATCTTGGCTATTCGTCGTGCCAGAGGCAAAGCCAACAAGATCGCTGACTTCAATATTGGCAATACGGACAACGTAACGCCAATCCTTGACCATGAGACCACACTTCCACTGGTAACGCGTAACGAGAGCCTGCATGCGCTCCGCAACGCTACCACCGTTCGTGTAGACCGTCTGCTCGCCAAGATCCTCATGGATCAGGCCAGCCTTGCTGCCCTTCGGGAACGGGCAGAACACCGTCTGATCGCCCCAGCAGACAAGGTAAATCGAGGTTTGATCGGAACCCGAGCCACCAGCCGTAAGAACGTTTTGGCCGTTACCAGCAGCCGTGCTGTTGTAGCGGCTAGCCAGACCAAGAAACTCCTTGGGGTCCGTGGCAGGGTTGCCGTAGAACATCGTGGTCGCCATGCGCTGGTTCATGGCCTCAAGGAACGCAGCGTCTTCCGACAGGCGGAAAGAAGCCGTGTTGCCGTTGAGCATGGCGAGATCCTTATCGACCTCGCTACGGGCTTCCAGGATCGCGCACGCCTCATCGACCTGGGCGGTCGTGGACTTGCTGCTCGGAATACCCTGGTTCAAGCTGCGCCAGTAGACATCCGGCAGACCCGTGCGGATCACCTCACGGTGGCCCGTAGGAAGGTTCGACTCGCGCCACACGCAATCCGTAAGGATCTCGTTGGAAGTCGAAAGAAGCTCGGCAATCGTCGCAATACGACCCTCGGGGTCGAGTCGCTTCGCATGGTCGAGAAGGGTAAGATTATTCGCGCTAAGGACAGCCATTTCTCTCTCTTATTGGTTAGGGTAAAGGACGGACGCAAGTTCGTTGAAGCCGCGAGGACCACTGGACTTTCCAGGGGTAGCCTTGCCTCCAACAAAGCGATCTTCACTGATCGCTTTGCCAGCCTTGTAGAACGCCCTGATAATCTCAGGGTGGTTTCCAAGGCCGGACTCGTTTAGCAGTGCAAGAAGTTCGGGGGAGCCAAAGGTGTCGAGAGCCTTCTTGGCGACAGCAAGGTTTTCGTTCAGGGCTTCGCCACCAAACTCCTTGTCCGCTTTAGAATTGTTGACCCACTGAGTCTTAGCTGCCTCGATCTGGCCAACTTGGTTGTCCCGAAGAACGGGAGCCAGCTTGTCCAGCATCTTCTGCGCGGCTTCCTGCGTCATGTCCAGTTCTTTTGCGACTTCGCTATATGCTGAAAGCACATTCGCATCGTATTCAGCACCTTCCGGTGACTTGAACTCGTAGCGATCTGGGGCACTCGTTGGTGCCTTCGCAGCTTGGTCGTTACTCGGCTGGCCAACTTCAGTGGTTTGTCCACTGCCCTTGGTTTGACTATCGGTTGCCTGTTGCTGCTGCGGTTGCGCGTTCTGCGCACCCGTGTTCACAGCTTCTGCACCGCTAGTTTGAGTTTGCGCGGTTGCTTGGCTGAGCATCGTTTCTGTCATGTTGTTGTTCCTTGACCATAGCTGAGTAAAGCTCAGGGCAGAGCGAATGGATAAGTGCTAGCATTCGATTCCCGAAGTTGCGGTTCCCCTCGGCAAATGCCATGTGCATCGCGTTAGGGTTGAACGACAGGCGGAAAACACCAGACTGATCCAAGAGTCGCCACACCACGCGGCGACCTCGCTTGCTGGACATGAGCCACTTCACATCGGCCTCCTCGTTCTCAAGAACCACGCGCTCGCGCACATCCTTTTCGGCTTTTGCGCGTTCCTGGCCCTTGATGTCAAGAGGGTCGTAGTTGGTCACACCAAAACCCTACCTGTTGTAGGGTGGGCTATGGGCACCCCCTAGCAGCAGTCTTCTTCCGCGTGATGCGGAACAGCATCCCGAGTAGCTCGGTAAGCTAACTCATAAAGCATGTGGTGGTTAGTCTCCCAAGCCGCGTATGCCCGCTCAGCAGTTATGATCGCTGCATCGCACAGGGAGTCCAGGATGTTTAGCTGGTGAGTGGGCAGCGACTTCCCATGCTTGTTCAGCATGTTCTTCGCCTTTGCCCAGATGATGTAGGACCACCCGGCTCGGTCGATGTCTTCCTGGAGGATCTCATCCACAAGCTCGCCAAACTCGCGCTGGAACGAGGCGTTTCCGTATTCCTTGGCACCAAGAGCTAGGCGATCCCGAAGGTTGGACAAGAAGACTTGCGGCCTCTGCTGCGCAGTCTCCTTGACCAACCGATCCTTCAGAATCTCAACGAACTGGTAACGATCCGATCTCTCGGTCACAACGCCCTCCAGCGAGACTGGGAAATGTTCTTCGGCGCACCAAACTGAGCCATAACCGCCTGGGATCGAGCGTTTCCAGGAGTCATAAAGCACGCGGCCAAAGTCCAGTAGTCACAAGCACCTGTAACATAAACGTTCAGGTTGCTGGCATCCCTAGGACCACCAGTCGTGGGCCATTCCTGCTCCGTGAACGGGACTCCGTTGTTCCACCGAATGGCGTATGCGTGCCAGAACGGAATGCGCTGGAGCAAGAACCCGTTGAACACAATGTCCGTAGCGAGGTTCTTGGCGACGGTTTCAAACGTCGGGTCCTTAAGCACCCGGCTAGCAGCCAGGAACCCAATGGCAGCAATTGACTCCTGCCAAGGTTGCCACCCGATGATCGCGCGGCCATCCGGGTAGTTCCACCCATACTTGGCAGGCTCGTTTCCGCCGATGGTGCGGACCTGGGCCTCTGCTGGCAACGTGGTGTAGAAGGACTTGGAAACCGCAGCGCGCAACCCATCCTTCAACGTGGCAGCAGCCTCGGTAAAGCCAAGCCAGACTTGGTTAGCCCTGGCCAAGGCAAGACGGCCCACCGAGCGCGGAGACAGCAAGTTGTCCCGCTTGATGTTGACATCCAGCTTGTCAAGCTCGATGTGGTCATCGATAAGCTGACGCAACGCATCGTCTCGCGTGAGCGCGTAGGTCGCGTGCAGGAAGTTATCCGACCGATGCTGATCGTCCGATGTGGTCCAAGCGGTGGTGTTGGGGCTGGGGATCCACGCGATCTGATTCACCCCAGGCCAGCCAAGCCTGTCGTTGACCCCAAGGTTGAGATCGGGACGCTGGTTAAGGAGTTCTGCCTGGGGATGCAGCGCAGCTTGCATCGGAGAGCCAAGCGGCTCCTTGTTGGCCGTGGGACGCTGGACGTAAGACTGCGACTGCCACAAGGCATCGTGGATTTCCCAAGGCTCGCCCGTGGTCACGGCAAGATCAGAAGCGCAACCAAAGTCAGGCTGCTCTCCGGTCGTTCCCGATTCGTGCATCTGCGTCCTGGGACGCAATGCAGTGTAGGTTCCGCTCTGAGTCTTGTAGGCCCGGTATTGCGCCGCTCGGGCACCAAGCGTATCCGGCGTTGCCTGTGGGACCGCGCCGAGTGCCATCCATTCGCCAGCCCATCCCATGTAAAGCCCATACATGACGTAGCCCTGGCTGCGCGGCTCGTCCCAAGCTGCGTGAATCGCGCCTCGCGTTTGAAAGCGGACGGCTCGGTGCCACCGCGTCCCAGCCGGGACCAGCGTGTGAACCTTGCTAGGGAAGTTGTTCTGGCCGTTGCGCGCAGCAAAGTCCAGAGTCATGTCCACCGCGCACTCCATCACCAGTTCGGGCAGCGTCACAGATTGAAGCTGGCCATCGTTGCGGACATCGCCATACACAGCTTCGCAAGTGAAGTCCACATACGGCAAGCCCGAGTAGACGTTGGCCCAGAGGTCAACCGTCACACGATGCTCAGCACTCATCGTGCGCAAGTGCCACTTCTCAACCGATTCAGATGCGGACATCGAAACAAGCTGCATCGTCGGAAGCCGCTTAGTCCCAATGCGCAAGATAGGCAGCAACGCGATGAGGTTGTTGCCAATAGCTGGATGCTGAACGAACACACTCTTCTCGCGCTGCTTGTCCAGGAACTCGAACTTCATGCGCGAGTTTGCAGGGACCGTCGCGTGGAACCTGATTCCACCTTCTACGCGATGGTAAGGGTAGTAGTCCTTACCATCGGTCAAGTAGCCCTCAAGATACGCAGGCATGTGCGACTTGGGCAGGCCACAGAAGATCCACTGCGTTTGCGCAAGAGACGAAACGTTCTGAACGAGAACTGGAGCCTTCATCAGATACCTTGAGGTGCTGGGTTGTTGTAGCCGCTGAACATGTTCATCACATCAACTGGTGCATCAGCCGCTGCGGATGCAACGTTCTTGATGGTTTGCGATTGCTGCTGTTGAGCTTCGGCTTGCTCCTTAGCTGCCATCGCTTGGTTGCGCGCTTCGCGCAGAGCTTGCGCATCTTCGTTAGCAACAAGCAGCTTCGGTGGGACACCAAGCATCTCGGAGTAGGTATCAGCCCACTCATCCGTGTTGATCTTGTCCAGAACCTCAGGCTTGAACTGAGCAACCATGCCGATGCTTCCAACGAAGCGATCAATCCCGTTGACACCAATTGCGCGCTGCGCTTGGGCCAAGACCGAGACGAACTCCACGCTGAGATCCATTCCCGAGAGTTCCTCAGGAGGAGGAGGCAGCAAGCCAAACTTCAACATGTGGTTGAACGTGATGTCGATCAACGGGTTGAGCAACTCGTTGTGCAATCGCTCGATAACCGGGCCAAGCATCAACAGCTTTTCTTCGTGACGTTCAGCAACTTCCGTCGCGGTCATGCGCGCGTTGGAACTGTTGGCCAACATCAAGAAGAGATCCGCGTAGAACGCCCCACGGATTCGCTCGCGGACATCCTGAATGTCCTGGAGCAAGTAGTTAAGGTTCAGGTTGACTTCGAACGCAGTGCGGATGCCAGCTTGCGGAGAAGCCGCATCAACAAAGCTCACGCCACCAGGAAGCGTTTCAACGTCCCGGTTCTTCATGCTGCTCGGAACCTGGAGCGGTGGCTTCGTTTGGTAGTCAATCGCTTGGGCCTTGCGAAGTTGCTCATGCTGAAGCTGCTTGACATCGCCAAGAGCTTCCATGCCAGGGCTGTGGCCGTAGATGTCACCACCAACCGTAGACCAGCGTGGCGTAAGCACAGGGAACTGCTCAAACCCGCTTTCGCTGAGATAGGTATCTGGATCAGATCCGATCTCAAAGTAGCAACTCTTGAAAGGCATGTGCTTAGCCCCAGGGTTGCCAACTTCGCGCTCGCGGTCTGCGCGCGGCTCAATCGCATGAATGATCGTGACCCACTGGTCCAGCGAGCCACGGTCAAACAGATTGCGCACCGTAAGCGAACAGTTCTTGTAGCCAAACTCCTTGACTAGCTCGCCAACCGTCTTGTCAAACTCACGGTAGAGAGTGCAGATGCGGCCCTGGTAGTCGGACGCGATAGCGAACTCACCAACCGTAAGCGGGTAGTGGTGGATCACATTCTGGAAGTCAGCAAGGACGATGCTCGCAGACGTTCCAAACGCGCCAAGCTCCTCGTAAATCTGGTGCAGTGCCCGGTAGGTATTGGACCGCTGGAACACGCGCTGCATTCGGCGCGTCACCTCATCGAGCCAAACCTTTACCGGGTGGTATTGGTTCAGCGATGGATCAGGAGTCCCGAGACGGAACCAGGGCCTAGCTGGCGACGTTGCACCAGCCATCATGCCTGCACCTAGAACACGAAGCGCACGGGTGCCCGTGTTGTCGTAGATCTGGTTGTGCTTGCGATCACCACGGTTGCGGTCCTGGACAAAGAACCTGCCGTTGCGAGGGAGCAGGAAGTTGCTGATCTCTTGCCAGTGGCTCCACCAAGACGAGCGTTCCGTCTTGAGTTCGCCCCATCGAGTAAGCAGCTTGTCACGACGCGGTTCCTTGCCGTATTCCATATTAGCCTCCGAGCAGAGTGTTCTTGGGTGCCCCGCCCGAGGTGTTAATGCCCATGGGACCAGTGAGCATGGTAGATGCGCCTTGGATGCCCTGATCCTTGAGGATCTGGTTCACATCAGGAGTCTTGCGGTTTGCCTTGCGCATAGCCTCTTCGGACATTCGTTGTTGGCTCATCGCTTGGTTTGTGGCTTCGCGCTGAGCCTGCTCTTGGCTACGAAGAGCGTTCTTTTGCGCCTTGCGCTGCTGTTCACCTTGGTAGACAGAGTTACCAAGCGCGGCAACCGCCGCAATTGCACCAGTGACTCCCATCAAAGCACCTTGCTGTAAATGATGTCCTGAACTTTGTAACCAAGCCTAGGCATCAGGTTGCTGAGGTTGGTGTTTTCCTTTGCGTGCCACAGCATCATCTCGGCACCACGGGCGAACGCCTGCTTCTCGGTTTCCCGGATAAGGTCTAGGCCAACGCGGGTGTTGCGGTGTTCTTCTGCCACGAACAGGAGATCGTTTTGCATGTAGAACATCTCCTTGTAGTGCATGTGGTTGGTGAAGAAGTTGATGCTGTAGCCGATGCACTCTTCGCCCAAGAACGCGCCAAGGCAGAGGATCATCCCAGCCTGCTCAAGAGAGAAGTATTTGTCCCAGTTAGGGAGCAATTTCATAACGCTCTTGTTGAGGGCGATCTCCTCGTAGTGTTCCTTGAAGAGATCGTTGCAGTTCTCCTCAAAGAAGCTAACGGGCAGAGTCTCGATGCGGATGGACGTAGAAAGCACGTGATAGACCATAGGCTCGGACCATAAGCCTATGGGCACCGGATATCAAAAGCCCGCATACGGGTCGTAGTCCTTAGCAGTGAATCCCTTTCTGGAGAACGCGACCTTCCGCTTAGGTGTCCCCATGAGGGCCAGGATGAGTGCGCTGCCAAAGTCGGGCGATCTGCCGATCCTTTTTATGATGTCCTCTCGGGACGCGACCGCGACGGTGCTGCCCACCATTTGCCAAGTCGGGGCCGTGAGATCCGCGAGGATCCTAGGATCAGGTGGGATGGCAATACCGTTGTTGGCGTTTGGGTCCAGGGCTTCGCGCATCCGCCACCAGAGTTCGCTGCGCAGGTTGCGGAACCGCATCCGGCCAGACTTGTCTACGCCCATCGCGGCCTCGGACACGTTAACGCCGACCACTTGCTGCCCCTGCTGGTTCAGGAAGTCGTAGGGACTGCTGCCCACTCCGATGATGTCGATGTGGATCGGCGCGTTGTCCCGGAGAGCCGCGATGCAGTAAGCAGCCGTAGTCGGGCCATCCGGGGTGACGTTCCCTGGATACACGATCAACTCGTCAAACCACATCCCGTGACGGCGCGACAGGATGGTGTTGTCCTTGCCACCACGGGCAACGTCCACGCCCATGGAGTCC